CGTTTTTTTACTTTGGCAGAACCATCACAGACATCGTCGATAGTTTCCCAACGCTTTTTCATGTCTGCATAAGCTTGATGTTCAGTATTAACTGGCATTAGTAAACCATTCCTATATCTAGTGATCTTGCAGGACGAATAATTGGGAAGCGTTTAGCAAGAGGATATCCGCCAGCATCTCCCACATGGTCCAAGCCTGATTTCTTATCTGGCATTCCAAAATCGTCATAAACTTGCTGCTCAAAAGTTTCTGTGAGTCTTGGACATTTATTTGTATTGACTAAGAGTGTTCGCTCACCATTGCCATTTAAGATCAAAGCATTTACTGCATTAATTCGGTCTTTAATGTTCGGGTTTGTTGAATTGACTTCGACCCTTAAACCTTTCTGTCTCAATATTGCATGATCAGATTCGCTACTCTTTTTCGATGAAGTAGCTTGGCCTGCCGCATCAGGGATAATTGTCATCTCATGGTTTGGGAACTTTTCAATCAAAAGATCAGCCATAGTTGGCGTATCACGAACGCCTACCAGCTCATCTAAAGCTCTTGGCTTGCCATCTCGAATGACATAAACCACAGCAGCCATCTTTAAGACGTTAAAGTCCATACCAATGAGCAAAGCCTCATTAGGTCTAATTTCTTCATCTGTGTGGTTTAAGGTTCGGTCGAAGTCTGGATAAACTGCCCCGCTCGTCAAGTTAACAAACTGGCCTTTTAAGTAAGCAGAAATCAATTGAGGTGGATAAGACTCAAACAATGATGCAATGTAGTCATCAGGAAGGTTGGCTTCATTGTCGTATGTAGACGCTTGAATCATTCCATATAGTGAGCGCTTAGCATCACTTAGGTTTGCTTCTTTAACAAACTGCTCATGAGTAAATTTAAAACCTTCTGGTGTTGTTGCTACATCAATTCCGTTCAACAATCCAGCTTGCTTATATCGCATACGAGCAATGATCTTTCTCCAAGCTTGTTGAGCCTTGACCTTTGTCATCACATCAAGCTCATCAATCAGTGCATGCCCAATCTTAAAACCTACAATAGTGTTAGGCTTTTCCATTGATCGACAAATGATTGTGCTTCGATATTGACGGCCGTAATAAAGATCAACTTCTTTATTAGACTCATAGATCTTTGTCTTTAATCCCCAATCAAATGCAACTTCATCAATAGTGGGAAAAAAAATATCCCGGATCTGCGGATACGTTGGAGCGAAGTAACCCAACGGCACCTTTGGAAATGACCAAGATTTATCACAAAGACTTGAACAACCTACCCAAGTTTTACCTGAACCAAACCCTGCAACAAAAGCTCTAAACTTATTTGGCAATTGGAGAAAGTTAGCCTGAGGCACATTCAGTGTTGGATTGATGTTCGGCATCTTTTTTACTCGCATCTACAACATGAATAGTCACCTGCACTGGGGTTACATCTTCATCTTCTTCTGGATTAAGTTCTTTTTGGAGTTTCGCTATTTCAAGCTCTTGTTTCTTCACTTGAAGTTCGCTTATCTTATCCAATCCAAGTAACTTGGCTTTACCCATTGTTGCTGCAACTGCCGCAGACACCTGAACCCGATCTCCTTCAAATGCTGCTTTGCGTGCTTCTTCTAATTCTTGAAGCAAGTCGTCTACAGTCAAATTATGGCGGGTTTGATGTTCCTTTCTAATTAGCTCAAGCCTTGTGGTAATCTTGGGGTTCTCAAGTAATCTTTTAGCCTCACGGTTGACCGTGTTTTCATTCATTGAATCCGCATCGTAGGCTTGTCGATACGCCTCCGAAGCGTTCCCCAATTCGATAAACAATTGGCAAAAGTTCTCTTGCTTCGGAGTTAGTTTTAACTCCGCCATAAATCTCACCCATTAAAAAACCGCCACTTGGGCGGTTCTGTTTAAACAACTGTATATAAAGCTCTTGTGTCGGGATGGTAAAAACATCCGTCTGTTCCAACCGAAACTGTATGCCCATCAATCAAGACAGCTTTAACTGCATAACCATTATCTTTTGTAGGCGCATCTAAATTTTCTGTGCTCTTCACATCAACACATTCAGCGATGACTTCAATCTGATTGCCATCTTCATCAGAGATAAGTATTTTTTTAGTATATGTACTCATTTTACTTACCTACATTCTCTTTCATTAATTCCAAAGCTCTCTTCTGCTCTTCTCGGCTTTGATAATTAAATTCATGTCTTTGCCCACCCTTTGTGTAGACAACTAGCTTGTAATTCCCTTCAGGGTTACAAGCAAAGCTTTCAATGCTGGAATATAAAATATAAAGATGGTCATGAGAATAGATCATTATTTTTCCCTTATATTTAATGATTAAAGAAAAAACAATATATCTTAGCCGCTTAACTATTCCAACACATACTTAAGATCATCAGGCGTTTCCAAATAACACCCTTGTTTATTGCAGAATGTATGAATGTCGTTTAGGTATTCAGTGAATTGAGCTGTACTTGCGTCTGTCGTGCTCATTAGCTCGCATAGTCCATTTGCAACATCTTGATAAAGAGGATGCTTAGAATCCTTTAATTCTCTTACAGCCTTGAATGTTTTTTTGTATTGGCCAACGTCATCACGATCATAGATTTTTGCTAGGAAGTTCTTCTTGAAGAACAGATGCTCATAGTCTTTATCTGTACCTTGACGTTTAGCCCACTGATTAAGCCACATCCAGTACAAACGGTTTTGAGCTTTTGAACGATCTTTCTCTTGTGGTGCAATCAATACGACTAATGGCTTCCCTTCACTCGCTGCCTTTGCATGATTAGTATTGAGATACCCAATTACATAGTTGATGTCAGAATGGTTTTTGATGACGAATCTAGGTTCCATTTTGACCTCGCAATAAAAAACCACCCGAGGGTGGCTTGATTTAGAATTAATCTAGATACCTTTTAAATGCTAGATGCATTTCTTTAATAAACTGATTTGTGTCGAGAAAATAGTTTGGATAAGCTTTTTTAATAGATTTCATGTCACCAACAGAAACTAATACAACATCTACTTCCGCTTCTCTCTTTTCTTGTTTCTCCATCAAGGCATAAACAGATCTAGCTAATTCCTCTTGTGCCTTAGTGAATGGCATTACGTTCACCATCCAGCCACCTTCTTCTTTTTTCAAAATCAAAAGATGATACGCATGCTGGCTTTTTGAGGTTGACTCAATATGCTTTGCAGATATCTGAAGCCCCTTAAGTTTTGTGAATATTTGAAGCCTAGTCTCTAGTTCTTTGGCTTGTGCTGCCAATTCTTGAGGTGTTGATGTGGCATATTCAGCAATTACAGGAGTGCCTTCTTTAATTGAAAAAAGCGCACTACTCAGCTTTAGAAACTTTTTAATATCCTCACTGCCAAAACCTGATTTAATTGATGCATTTTCAATTACACCTAAAGTTTCTACCGCTGTTGCCCAAGAATGCTGTAATGCCGTTCTGATCTGAAGTTCTATCTTCAAGCCATCTAAACCAGAATGATCTCGGCTTTTATATGTGAATACTTGATGTATGCTTCTATACCCATCATTTTTTGGGCTTTCAATATAATCATGACAAGGAATAACTGGGACGTGGTTAAACCTATTGTTTTGACTCAAAAGCTCTGCATGCAGGCGTCGAACATCCTGTATAGTTGGTAAAATTACTCTGACGCCGCCTATATCTTGCATTCTTGCCAAATTCATTTTTGGGTTTCTTTGCAACTTAGATATGATTGAAGGCATTCGCTTTAATCTTTGAGCTACAGTGAAATCCCTAAACTTCAGTTGAGAGCATTTACTTCTAAGATTTTTTTGAAATACATCAATAGGGTAAGAGTGAAGCGCTCTCCATTTATTTAAAACATCATATGCTTCTGACTGCTCTGCTTGAGTTGCAGACTCGCTTATTAGTGTTGCGCCAGCTCTTCTTAGAACATTTGTACCAGGCACAACTAACTGTGTTTCTGTGACCATAGTAAACCCCTTTTGTGTATTTGAAGTTTACCATGGTTTAAAAATGGCGTTTTAATTTTTTTATAAATATATGTAAACATTTCGTTTTTACATAAATTCATTATCAGAATTTGTATCTATTTTTAACATCCGCTCTGTTTTTTCTAACATTGCATCAAACCAGATAACTGCTTGCTCTCTTGTCATTGTTAAGAGTTGGTCATATTCAATATGGTGTTGCCTACAAAGTGGAATTGTCTTTGAGTCACAAGCCTTTAATCCCATACCCTTATTGTGAGCACCTTGATTGCTGTGCGCTGCATCCACTGGTGTTCTACCACACATAACGCATGGTAATTTTCTTATTGCAGCAAGTCGCTTTGCATCACGCATGAAGATTACTTCTAATATTCTTCACTTGGTCTTTGTGTCGCTTAATCTTCGCGTCAATTTCAAGCATCTCTTTCGCAGTCATTAAACTACGTGAAAGGTTTTGAAGCTTTTCTATTTCATTGCACAAAGCATTTAAATTCTTCTTCGCTTCGATTGTGTCCATGTTCACCCCAATCCATTTGACTTAGATGAAATGAGCTTTGTGATAAGAACGTTTACTGTGGTGTGAGGTATCCTATCGTTTTCCTACCACAAACTAACCATGCCCACTCATTTCTCTAAATTAAACGCTATAAAAAGAAAACCCCGTCAAACGAAAGGGCTTTTGTTACTTAACTCGAACTATTGTTTGACTAAACTTTTAATTTTATCTAATGATTCGTTCATTAATGCTAAATCTCCCGATAAAACATAATAATCAAAATCTGTTCCGCCAGGAATAAGCTCATATTCATCTTTAGGTTCAGGAAAGTCCATTTGCTCTTGAATTGTTAATTCTACAAAATAGTCTCTTTGATCTAATCGGCTTAAAGGAACATATTTATGACCTTTATTTTGGACAACAAGGCTATCCATACAACCACCAATACAAACAACTGATTTTGCCTTCATAACACAATACTCACAGTTTAAGTTCTAACCACTTTATGTTTTTATGAAGTGCATTGCAACTTAATTTTTAATATAAGTCATTGTATTCTCAATAGTAAATTAAATTACTTTAATCTTTCCACACTTTCTGCATTCTTTCTGATTGAACATGTCGGATTCATATTCCCAAACATGTATGCAAAAGACCTGCTTAATTATTCGGAGCATGTGAACCTCCAAAAAAATAGCCCTACGTTTAAGCATCGACTAGAAATCCAGTCCAGCACATCGGAATCCAATGTTCTAAGCTTGTAGGGCATAAAAGCAAAAAGCCCCACGATTAAGTGAGCTTTTGAAATAACGCTAGTGAACCTGACTACTCAAGCGCACTATACCAGATATCCTATACCGCGCGTTTAAACGAGTCAACACCAAATGCATCAAAAATATTAAATTTCTGCCTAATTAGGTCAATATTGCTGAAACACTCAGTGCGGCCACAAAAATGCTTCTTGGGTGTATATCTGTATTTTTGCAAAAGTCTTAATAGTAAAGTCTCAAACCTATAGAGCTTCTTTCTATCTCCATTCTGTAGACTCAAAACATCAAACTTATATGGAAGCCTACTGTTATCAGGGAATCTCGACTCTAGAGATTTTGTAGTAATTCCAATTTTATAAAACTCCTCTTGTTCATCATAACAACGAATTAGGTAAATCATTGCACCCTGATCCATTAAGCTTTCTTCATTACAGGCTACACATCCTCTGCCTGCTAGTAGCTTTTTAGCTCTGGTCCTTATCCAACCGTGTTTAGGGCATTTGATCTCAACAGTAGAGTCAACATCCTTATCAAAGACTACTCTAGAGAAATCATAATCAAAGTCCTCATAGGTTAATTCTAAGAGTTTCATAAAATTTTGGTGACGACGTTGCATAGCTGTGGCTACGCAAGTATTATTGCGCACAGTCATTTTGGAGCCTCAATTTCAATTTGATTAGAGCCATATAGGTGTTGGTAGCACCTGTATGGCTTGCTTAAATATTATACCATAAAAACAATTAAACTCATGATATTCTTAATCTTTTATCATGTGCGTGAAGAAAAAATCTTGCACATCCAACCATGATATTTACCTGAGCTTTAGACTGGTTTGTAATGCCAGCCACCGCACTTAATGATCTATTTTCCACTTTATGCTTTACTAGGCACATCACTGCATATTTAGCCTGATAATCCACTGACTCTGATTTAAAGATGCTGCGCAACAATGCCTGTACTTGATCTGCCTCAAAATCATTAATCTCACAACGGATGTAAGACTTACCTCTTGGCACTTCTTTCCCCGCTTCACGCATCAACCAATAGATCTGATTGATATGCAAGCCGTCAGGTAAATCCCCTCCTTTCATGCGCACAGTTTCACACCAAGCGCCGAACTGCTCTAGCCATCCATCAATTGTATATTTATTCCAATCCATTACTGGTGTTACTACTGCCGCATTCATACCGTCACCCTAATTATTACTTATTAAACTTATTGCTTGGTCTATGCTCTCAACTACAAAGACTTTGCCGCGCCATGATTCATGCCATTCGATTTGATCAGGAGTAAGCTTTCTATCTGACTTGAACTTCTGACCATCTTTAATTTCCATTAAGTAGTTTGTGCCTCTAAACCCCACAAGCAGATCTGGACATCCTTTTCCAGTTGAAGCAAGCGACTGAACACTTGCCCCAACTTGGCGTAGAGCTTTGACAATCTCGTTTTGATTTGCATCAATTCTTGCTGCTCTACGCATTATTTAAGAAGCTCCTGAATCTCGTGCTGAAAAGCTTCAATTGCTTCTGCATATCCATGTGAATATTGGCAAGCATCCATTTTCCAGCGCTCCCACAATTGGTCGAACTTCTCGTCAAGACGCTTGTCTAACTTGATTAACTTCTGCTTGATGTGCTTATTCACATCCTTTGCAATTGTTGGTGTATAACCTCCACGCTTAGCATTCTTAATCTGCTTCGCGTGGTTTTGAGCCTCTTTGAATGTGGTCATTGGTCACCGTACTCCTGATAAGCCCTTAACATTGCCTTGTAGCACTCACGACGCTTCTGATTAGTGCCTGGATGCACATCAGATCCTTTGATTGGATTCATTACCACATGCCCAGCGTTTAGCATTCTTTGTGTTGGTTCTTTTGGCACAAGCACATAGTCACCGCTTTCAAGCATTTTGATTTGCTCATCGATACACATGGTCTTTACCCTCTAAAATAGCCTTGAGAACTTTGTAGAATCCTAGGAGCTCATCACTAGAATATTCGCGTAAATCACCACACGCATATATGGCTTCACTTAGTTTTAGGAGCTTTAATTCATTTGCATCAATCTCAGCCTGACGACTTTGTTTCCCTGCTTCATAGGCATCAACACCTGTGTAATTCAAATTCTTTTTTGCCCAATCTAAAAATTCTTGATTCATTTCCCTTCCCCCTTGAGCGCTTGCTCTAAGATCCAATATGCTTCTTCAAAAGCATTAGCCGCCCCTTGATCCTGCATATCTGCTTGCTCTTTCCACTTTGACCACAATTCATCTCGTCTTTTGTCTAATTTTTTCAGTGCCGCATCCATCCGCTTTTGAAGCTCCTCCACTTTCGCTTGCTGGTGCTCTACCAACTTATCCGCAAACACATAAACATAAGGATTAAGTTCGAGTGCACCATCTGGCTGTTCTTTCAATTTAAAGCCATTTGCAAGTGCTATTTCTTTTACAGTTTTCTTATCCATCTCAAACATCCTTTGATTTACACAGCGGGTTAATCGATTCAAAATTGTTAAGAACCCATTGGAAAGTCGCCCAATCCATTTTTACACCATGATTTAATGCATCGGACTTAAGGTCATTTAAATCCTGAATTGAGTTTATGCGTCGCGTTGGTCTAAATGATCTATAACCCCAGTAAGCTCCTAAATAGCCATATTCATTAGATAAGATCAGACGACTAGAGCCACTGAACACGCCCAATACAATTCCATTCCAGTAATCAAGTTTCATTGATCTTTCACCTCACACAACGTGCTAATGTGGTTTTCTATTGGGAAGTTGTCGCCTAATTCCTCACAAGGAAACGGGTTGATTACATGAGCAATAGATACATGCTCAACACCTTCAATTGACACCATTGCAAAGCCGTGACCATGCTTGACCACATCCTTTAATACACGTTCGATTTCTTTATTTTCTTTAAACTCACTCATGGCTGGCTCCTTTTTCCACAACATCCAATTCAATGATTTTGTAAACCTTGCCTTTCGCTTCAAAAGGCTGACCATTCGTTGCCTTCTCAATCCAACTGCCATACGAATATGCAAAACCCCAAATAAAGCAACATAAGCAGAAGAACAACGTAAACCAGATACTATTCATTGACCGCCTCCGTATATTGATTCGTAATCAGCAATTGCTTGAAGCAACTTGTATCCAGCCGATTCAGGTTTATCTTTGCAATGAGATAAGTCGTAAAGCTTTAAATCTTCAATTCCGCCCCATGATTCGACTAAATCAACCGACTCCACAAGGCGCTTGACTACATCACGCTCAAATACACGATCGCCATGGTGAGGCTTGATTTCATCTGTAAAATCAATTTCACCTTCATGAACCACCAAATACTTAGCAGTGTTGACAAATGACATTGATATTCTGAAAGTGTTAGGCCCGTACTCACGAATAAACTGTTCTGGTTTCATTGTTGTTCTCCGTCATGTTTAGTAATGGCTTCCTGCTTAAGCTGGTCTAGCATTTTCAGCTTTCTTAATTTCTCATAGAGGTTCGCTGCTGCTCTTGTTTCTTCATTACGAGTACCGAGGTTGTACGCTCTACGCAGCTTCATCATTGAGGTGTAATCTACAAATTCGATCATGCTTTCAGCTCCCCTTTAACATTCAGGATGTCTTTTGCGTATTGAGTTGCCTTGTAATGATTTTTCCCAACGCGTTCGAAATATTTCCATTCAACAAATTTTTGAAGATTGCTGTAGATGGTTCCTCGATTGAAATCAAACACTGATTCCTTCACGTCTTTGACACTGAAAGGCGCTGATGCATGACAGCCGAACACGAGTAAGCTAAGCTGGTCATCAAAGTTTAATTTCTTTGTTCTATTTAAAGTTTTCATGCAGCCATTCCTTCTTCTCGGATAGTCACAAAACGGCAGATATCTAAGCGGTCCATAACTCGAACCACACCTTTCTTGCCATGACGATTTTTAGCAACGATTAATTCGGTGACACCTGACGGTAGGTCGTCTTCACCAATGATCGGATTCGCCAGAATGATTTGATCTGCATCTTGTTCGATCTGACCTGATTCTTTTAGATCTGATGCTTTAGGGCGCTTGCCTTTCTCAGACTCACGATTAAGCTGTGCCAATGCTATAACTGGGCAATCAAACTCTTTAGCAAGTGCTTTTAAATCACGGCTAATTGAACTTACTTCCTGGTAACGGTCTTTCTTACTTGGGTCACGAACCAATTGAAGGTAATCAATAACGATGCATCCTAGTCTTTTGTATTTGCGCTTAGCTTTACGTGCCCATGAATGTATTTCTGCAATTGTCGGCTTTTGCTTGTCTTCGATATGGATTGGCAAGGAACTGAATCGTCTTTGAGCATCTGCAAATTGAGCCAACATCCCATCAAATAATTCAGCGTTATGAATGTTGTCATAAGGAATTTTGGTTAATGCTGAGATACAGCGGTTTGTGAATGTCTCTACATCCATTTCCGCAGATACAACCAATACAGGCTCGTTGTATCGCACTGCTGTCTGAATAACTAACATTTGAGCTAGAGTTGATTTACCCGAACCAGGACGACCACCCACGATGCAGAAGTGTCCTTTTTGAATTAATCCAACCAGGTTATCGAGGTGAGTTAAGTTAAACTTTACGCCTGTGTACTGCTTGTTAGCTTTAGCCTCAGCCTTTTGGATTAAACGATCTGTAGCACGATTCAAAGCCTCTTCAAATGTGAAGCTGGTCTTCTCAACATCATTCGAAGTTTTCTTCCCGTCCAGGATGCTTTCTGCTGCAATGTGAACGTCAGGGATTGTTAAGTCCTTTGCAATCTCAGCAATGCTTTGACCGATATGCTCGACTTCGCGGTGTGCCTTGAACTTGTTTAGTTCTGCAACATAAGACTCCAGGTTGTAAAAGCTTGAAGGCGCTTCGCTGCTCATTTGAAGTAAGTATTCAGAACCACCCATCAAATGAATTACGTTTTTTTGTTTAAGCTGCTGCTCAACCATAACGAAGTCATACGGTTTGTTTTCATTCGCAAGGTCTGCAATTGCCTGGAAGATTTGCTTATGGCGCTCTGGAAAGAAACACTCAACATCAAGATCATTGCTTACAACATCAAACGAGTTGTCCACAGTCATCAAAGCTGTAAGAACTGCTTGTTCCATAGGGATGTTATGAATATTCGACATTACCAATCCCCCATATCTGCTTTGAGTTCAGAAGGATTGATGTTTTGTGCAACACCGTTTGCTTGTTGGAATAAACGCTCTATGAGCTTGTAATCACGCTTAACCCACTTCACAAAGTTTGAATACATCTGAGTGCTTGTTACTGCGCCAGTGTGAATTTTGCTTTCGTAGTGAGGATTGATTTCAAGTAGTAATTCTTCAACTTGAGCTTGATTGATTTTTGGTAAACCTGATCTTTGCATCCAAGAATTGAGTTGATGTAAATCGGGTTCCCAAATTTTTAGAACTTCTTCGACCTGGTTTTGTTGAGAGTCACTCTCTCTATAAATATTTCTATAAGTATTATCTATTGTGTCTTTACTAGGTAAAGTGCTCGTACTTTCCTTAGTAAAGTGCTCGTGCTTTACTAGGTAAAGTGCTGTACTAGGTGAAGTACTTTCCTTAGTAAAGTGGTCAGACAGCGAAACTTCGTTAATTTTGTACTGATTTCCTAATTTCGGATGTGTAGAAATAACACTGATAACACCTAATGAAATTAATTCCTCAAGCCCTTTACTAACAGTTTTTGAGCTTGATTTTCTTGCTTTTGGATTGTCTTTGTGGCGCTTTTCTTCTTGAAGCTGCGAGTAGCTAACATAGTCAGATTCTTTGTTAAACCCGTTGATATAGCCCTCAAGCATGAAATAGACATGGCGAGCTGCATCAGATAAGAATGGATATACATCACGTCTGTACTGCCAACTTGAGCGGACATGACCTTCCTCAAACTTATCTGTCATATTGCCCTTACCTTTTGAGATTGGAATAATCTCAGCTTGTTTTAACGCACTCATCAGCCACCCCACACATAACTAGCCAGCTCAGCCTTAGCTTTAGCCAATGCCATAGAGTTTTCGAGAGTTCGATTAAGCACATAAGCCTCAACCGCTTTTTGAAACAAACTAATCTTCCGATTTAGTTCAATGTCTGCTAATATTGAATAGTTCATATGGTTTGCTCCGATTGAACATTGAGCCTGATCTCATCCATCAGGCTTTTTCTTTATATCCAAGCTCAAAACACATTCCGAAATCTTCAATGTCATCTTGAAAAAGATCGTCAATGGTTTGCTTGCTTTCCATCCACGCTTTTGACATCACAAAAAGCGCATTCAGCTTTTCTTCACTAATCATTCGATATTTCTTGAGTACAGTTTTAAATCCAAGAATGTCCAATAGCACCAAACAGCTCTCAAGCTCAGTCAAGCCATTGGATTTTCTATCATTTTTCATTCGTGATAATGTGCTTGGATCAATCCCCAACTGTTCAGCAACCTGACTTTGATTGCTTGATGCAAGGGCTTGCAAAACTCTAGAAACTTCATTTCTAGCCCTTGCACTCAATTCGGTTGATACTTTGCTCATGGTTTAGTTCCTAAGCGGTTAATGCTTGTAAATCGGCTTTAAGTTTGCCTTTGGTTTTGACTTGCAGGACTGCTTGAGTTCTGGCTGGTATACCGTTGTTTTCCCACTTCCAGAGGGTCACAGTTGAATATCCAGTTTTTTCAGACAACTCTTTCCGGTTTTTGCAGTCGTGGTATGTCATGAGATCACTAATTTTCATGGTTACACCAAGTTAACTATAGTTAATAAACCAAATTTACCACTTGTTAACCATAGTTTCAATAGATCGTATTAACATTAGTTAATGTTTTTGGAATATTTGTTATGTCTTTACACTCTCGAATTAGGCAAAAACTTGAAGAAAAAAAATTAAGAGCCGCTGATTTAGCAAGAGCAACAAAAAAATCTCCTGTTGCTGTAAAGAAATGGCTAGATGGCACTAGCGTCCCTACAGCGGAAAACTTGAAAGTCATAGCGAAATTTTTAGGTGTGAGTGACGATTGGTTGCTTTATGGCGGTCCGGTTGAACAAGAATCGAACAATTTACCTCAATTAAATGTTCTTGATATTGAAGCCTTTAAGCAGAAGTACAATATTCCAGATAGTGAAGAAGCTGTTAAATTTGTCCAAACACCAACTAAGCCATTCCCTATTCAAAAAAGATACGTTCCTGTTAAAGCCTATTCAAAGATGGGTATGGATGGGTATTTCACAGATATGGGATATGATGGGAACGCAGGTGATGGATATGTTCCAACCCACTCAGCAGGACCAAGAGCCTATGGCATTAAAGGCACTGGCGACTCAATGTTTCCAGCAATTCGGAACGGTTGGTATGTAGTTTGCGATCCAGATGCAGAGCTTGTGCCGAATGAGTTTGTTCAGGTGTGCTTGAAGGATGGAAGATGCACAATTAAAGAATTTGTCGGCATCAATGGTGGGGTTTTAAGTTTGCTTTCTGTGAATGGTGGTGAGCGATTTTTCTTTGAAATGGACGAGGTTGAAAGTATTACCGCTATTACAGATATCGTGCCGCCAAGTCAGCACAGACAAGAACATCCTTATTCGCATTAATCACAGGAAGACTTATGGACA